CCATATTAACACCTATTAAAAGATTAATCAACTTATATTTTTTACTAAGTGCGATCCACTAAGGATCTCTTTCCGATCAGAATTAATAAGAACATAAAAAAAAGAGGGCTATTAAACCCCCTCTAATTTGTGCCGTATGTTCTCTTACTTATTGATTAGGTCTAAACTTTCCTGCAATAAGTCTTTGTATTCTTTTTCTAGGTGCTTAATCTTTCTCTTTAATGGTCTTATTATCCATTCATCAGTTATTACAAAACCCATTAAGCTGCCAAAAACAATTAGTAATATATATAAACTCATAATCCAACTTTCATAAATTTATTATAGTTTTTATCGGTGCATTTTTTACATACATTATGAACGCTAAGAAAATAATCTTCTAAAGATAATTTTTCCGAACATTGTTTACAATCCATTATAATTGCACCTTATAATTTTCGTAACAAGAATAATCGTTACAAAATGTTAGCAAAGTATCATTTTCTAATTGAACTACAAATATACCGTCATCAAAATAAACATCGAACCACTCATTACAGTATTCACATTGAGAGTCTATTAAGTCATTTTTATTAATGTAATCTTTGTTTAATATCTTCATTATTATTCCTTTCTATTTAACAACAACTTAATTATATTGTAACAGCTATTTACATTTATATCTAATAATAAATAATAAATCTTTTTAGTTGTTGGTTAGGTATTGTTAAATTAATAGTTGATTAGGTACTTAGTATCGCAGACACCAAACGAATTCAAACTCAATCACCCTACCCCATTACTTCAATAAAATACCCCAGACTCTAACAGGTGAGCTATATTCTAGGTAATTAAGCGATAAAGCCTGTTAATCATTGGTTATTTTATCAAAGACCTATAATATAAATTATGTTGCGAAGTTAAAAAGAATGCAAATGCTAACCTGAACCTGCACTCTTTATAACGATAGACACTAGATTATCATTGGAAACATTCTGGTAAAAATTACCAATTAAGTATCAATAAATCCCTTTAAGGATCTACTACATACAACACTAGAACTTTGACAAAAAAGAACATTATCCCTTTTAGCTAAAGGCTTTTTACACTCTTTACATTTCTTCAATAATGTAATTATAATTCATTTACTGGTAAAAAGAATACTTCTAACCCTGTGTCATCCCACCCAACCAGATAACATTTGTCTATGACTAATGCTTAATATATATGAAGTAATAGGCTTTTACCCTAGTTATTATGGTCCAGCTAGTCCACTTGATTGATAAAGTATGGTCAGAGAGATCTTTCTTAAAGCTGGGGATTTCTCTTGTTTGTTACTTGAATACTATCACAAGTTCCCTATAATCGTGAGTACATAAAAATAAACTTGCCCAGTTTATAGTTAGTACAAAGAGAAACTCTCTTGAAAAGAAAGTTTTCTAGTAATAGAGAATCTTCTAAGATAGAGAGTTTTTCTTTACATAGAGAAAGGAGTCAAGTTGCAAAGTGGATTTGTTGAACATTTTGGTAGTAGTGGTGGTACTGAATGGTGGACACCAAAGGAAATAATAGATACTCTAGGTTTAGAATTTGATTTAGATCCTGCTACTTCTGAAGGTGCGAATAAGATTATAGGTGCAAAACATATATACACTAAAGAAGATAATGGACTTGACCAGGATTGGTTTGGTAGGGTTTGGTTGAATCCACCTTACACAAGAAACGAAATGAGTTTGTGGTTAGAGAAGTTTGTCAATAACAAAGAAGGTGTAGCACTACTGTTTAATCGTAGCGATACAAAATGGTGGCACGATTGGATACCAAAAACAGATGCAATACTGTTTAAGAAAGGTAGAGTAAAGTTTTTATTGAATGGAGAAGGGAAAGGATCATCACAAGCACCAAGCATACTGGTTGCTATGGGTAACGAATGTGTAGAAGCATTAAAGAATTTTGAAGGTTTGTTTGTTGATTTAAGATAGGGGGTTTTTCTTTTATACCGATACATAGACAGGAATCAATGATATAATCATTCATAGAGACACTTCCTCTTTTATCTGAGACGGAATTGTTTTTATAGAAAGGGAGATGTGTGAGTCTCCCTTTTGCTTATCTAACCACTCTGTATAATCTTCCTCAAAGGGGGTAGAAAGGCGATCCCTTTACCAGCAATGGTCTAGGAACTTGGGTTCAATTCCCAACTACTCCACAGAAAAAATAATTTTTTTTATTCCAAAACAAGTCTGTGTTCTATATATAATTCAGTAATGATTCCTTTTCCAGATAAAAAATATAATATTATCTATGCCGACCCTGCTTGGAGTTATAAAGACAAAAGAAGTGGAAGTGGATATAAGAATCCTAATGGTGCAGGTGGTGCTAGAAAACATTATAAAGATATGGAAATTGATGAAATATGTAATTTACCTGTAAAACAAATTGCTGATGATAATTGTATGTTATTTTTATGGACAACTTCAAGTCTGTTAAATTTAGGATTTGATGTCATCAATAGTTGGGGTTTCAAATACAAAACTGTTGGCTTTGTTTGGGTAAAAATGACAAAAGACTATAAAAAGCCATATTCTGGAATGGGATATTATACAAACCAAAATGCTGAATTTTGTTTAATTGGGCTTAAAGGTAAATATTGGAGAGAACAAAGAAATATAAAACAAATAATTCAACATCATAGAGAACAACATTCTAAAAAGCCAGATGTTGTAAGAGATAACATAGTCAAACTTTGTGGAGATTTACCACGCATAGAATTGTTTGCTAGAGAAACAGCAGAGGGTTGGGATAGTTGGGGGAACGAAGTTACTTTTACTCCACAGAAAAAATAATTTTTTACTTACTTTGTTAATTGGTTTATGTAAGATAAATAAAAGGAGAAGTATGACAGAAATATATGAAATACAAGGTTGGGCTAGTAATGAATTTAGAAATATTAGTGCTAGTGATTTTGAAGAAAATATTAGAGAAGCAATTATTAAAGTAAGTTTTGATCCACACGAAGGACATCACAATAATTATTATTTTATTGCTGATGAAAAAGGATTAAAAATAGAATTTGAAATGGTAGAAGATGGACATAAAACTACAGCTATGTTTGATATGTGTTACAACTCAATGGCAAAAATGATATTGGAACAAAGTAAAAATATAGAAAGGACACACATTGGATAATTATAGAGTTTCTACAGAAGCTGAGAAAAGTGAACCTGAACCAAGAGATTGGTTGTATGAAAGCGAAGAAGATTGGTTAAAAAGAGAAAAGAACCCCTTAGAATGGAAACCCAGACCTTTAAGTTTTGAACAAAACTTTGTCTTGAATAATATAATTGAATCTTTGTGTTTTAACGAAACTTACAATAAAATGTTTCTGGGAGAAAAATTCTATAAAGAGGGAACTAATAATCCTGGTCGTAGAGCATTAGCAATTTTAGCTATGGAAATAGAGGGAGAACATAATTTAGGGTTTAGACCTAGACCAAAACTTCAAGTATTGATGGACAAAAAGTTGGGGTTCAAATGGTTTCAAAAGGGCGACCATTTAAAAACACTTGAAAGCAAAGAACGCTGGAAACTAAAGATGGAAAAAATAGAAAACGAAGTTACTTTATAGGTTCTTGTAGATCGGTGGGTGCTTTTCTTCCTTTGATTCTTGGAAAGGTTCTTATCTTATGTTTATTACACCAAGGGTATTTATTGTATTTTGAAATAACAGTTGAGCAGTTGTTGTTTTTACATACCCTTCCACTACTATAAGAAGTAGAGGGTTTACTATTAGGGTATTTATTACCTTTGATATACTCACTCATACCATATATAGTATAGGAGATGAAATGCCAAAAAAAGGGTATAAGCCGAAGAAGGCTAATAAAAAAAATAGATATAGAAGATAATGCCTTTTAAGAAAGTTGGAAAGAATAAATTTAGATCCCCTAGTGGCAGAATCTTAACAGGGAAGCAAGTCAGAGCTTATTACGCAAGACAGAGAAAAAAGTAATGGCTGAACGAAAGACTTGTAGTAACTCTGGTTGTGAGAAAAGATATACAGCACCAAATAACAATCAAAGGTATTGTTCAGAACAATGTAGGAATAAATCTAAGTATAAAAGAATTAAAAAAAGGGAAGCTGAAAAGAATTTTGATGTTATTGATTTAGATCCATCTCTGCTTAATCGTGGTGCTTACTACGAAGAATATGCAAAAAAATATGGGGAAGCAGTTGAAACTAAAAAAATTAAAAAGATAGATGTTGCTAAACATTTAGGGGTAAACAGAGATCTTGTTAGTAAGATGCACAATTCGTACAGAATTGATAAGCGAAACGAGGAACTGCAAGAGAACTGGAAGATTGATAAAGAAGCAGAGAAATCATTAAAAAAATTCTCTGCGTTTAGAGATAGGTACTTTCAAACAGAAACAGGAGAGAAGTACGAAACAGCAGACTTTCACGAAAAATGGATTAACTCTATTTTAGATGCAATTAAGACAGGTGGGGAACAAATGATTCTCTCTCCACCAAGACACGGAAAGACAGACTTACTTACACACTTTGCAGTATGGCAGATTTGTAAAAACCCTAACACAAGAATTATGTGGGTAGGTGGTAATGAGGAGATAGCAAAGAACGCAGTAGGAGCTGTACTAGACCATTTAGATAATAACGAAAGATTAATAGAGGACTTCTGTGGTCCAGGTGGTTCATTTAAACCAAAGAATAGATCAGGCAAATCTTGGAGTTCAGGTCAGTTCACAATAGCAACTAGAACTATTACAGGGATTAAATCTCCAACTTTAGTTGCAGTTGGGAAAGGTGGAAAGATTCTCTCAAGAGATTGTGATTTAATTATTGCTGATGACATTGAGGACCACGGCACAACTGTTCAACCAAGTGCAAGAGAACAGACAAGACAATGGTGGACAACAACTCTTTCTTCAAGGAAAGAGGAACATACAGCTATTGTGGTTATTGGCTCAAGACAGCACCCAGAGGATTTATATAACTTTCTTTTAGAGAATCAAGAGATGCAAACAATCGTTGAGGAAGCACATAGTTCAGAATGTGTACTTCCTGAAGATGAAGTTAAATTACATAAAAAGTGTATGTTATGGGCATCTAAGCGAAGTTATAAGTGGTTACTCTCAAGAAGGAGAGCAGCAGAAACAACAGGTGGTAAAGCTATCTTTGAAATGGTGTATCTTAATAAAGCATTTGTTGATGGTATAACAATGTTTGATATTGATGATATTGATGAATGTAGAGATGTGAATAGAGTAGTAGGACATATTCCATCAGGAACTCATTTAGTAGCAGGGTTAGATCCAGCATCTACTGGGTTTCAGGCTTGTGTGTTATGGGCAGCTAATCCTGAAACAGGAATGATGTATCTAGTAGATGTTGAAAATGAAGAAGGTGGTGGAATACTTCAAGCAAAAGATTCAATAAAGAAGTGGTATGAGATGTATGGACTTGCTCATTGGGTTATTGAGGAGAACGGATTTCAGAAAGCCATTAGACAAGATAAAGATATAAAAGACTATTGTGCAAGACAAGGTGTTTATTTAGAAGGACACCAGACACAGAAAAACAAATTTGATCCTATTTTTGGTGTTGGCTCTATGAAACAGCTATTTCAGGAGAAATTAATAAGTTTGCCTTATGGTAACACAGAAAGTGAAACTAAGAGTAATATATATCGTAGGCAGTTAATTTATTTCTCAACTTCTGCTAGTAGAGGAAAAAGTTATAAGTCTGATGTAGTTATGGCATCTTGGTTTCCAATGCGTGTCATTAGAAGATTACAAAAGGAACGAATAGCAGAGATAGGGTTGGATTATAAACCAAGTTTTGGAGAATGGGATATAAGCGAAGTGAACGAAGCACCTTGGAGTTAATATGAAAGAATCAGATTTACAAGATAGAATAACACAGTTACATTACGATAATCAAGAAGCATATGCAACAAGAGGTCGTATTCGTTCCATTATGAATGGTGGACCTTCAGGTATTATGGCACTTCTTGGCGACCAGATCAAAGGTTTTCAAGATTGGCAAGTTCCAGTTCCAAACCTTATGTCCACAGGATTAGAGCATTTATCACAAAAGATTGGTAGAATCCCAAATCTTAAAGTAGATGTACCTAATGACAGAGATTCAGAGAGGTCAAGACAAAAAGCACAAAAGATTTCAAGGATTGTTACTGCGTATGATGATAACCAGAGGTTAGATATTCAAATGCCACAAGTTGGTAGATGGCTACCAGGTTATGGATTTGCTGTATGGGTTATTAGAGAGAAAAAAGATGCTAGTGGTGTTCCTTATCCCTGTGCAGAGTTACGAGATCCGTATAATTGTTTCCCAGGTTATTATGGTGCAGACCAGAAACCAGTAGATTTATCAATAGTTCGTAGAGTACCAAAGTATGCGTTAGAAAATGCGTATCCAGATTTCAAAGATGTAATTAACAGAGATGCTAAACACGAAGGATTAAATATCGGTGGTGGATATGCTTCTCCATATACAGATTCTTATTCAGGTTCTTGGGCTAACTCAAACGGACAGGGAGATTTAATTGCAGAATATTATAATGATGAGGGAACATATATTTATCATATGGCATCAGGTAAGACTGTGGACTTTATTGCCAATCCATTACAAAGTGGTCCTGCTTTCGTTGTAGCTAAGAAGTTTTCATTTGACCAGCTACAAGGACAGTACGACCAAATTATAGGTTTAATGGCATCTATGGCAAAGATGAATGTTATGAGCATTATCGCTATGGAAGATGCTGTATTTACAGAAACAAATATTTCAGGAGAACTTGAATCAGGACAGTATAGAAAAGGAAGGTTTGCTGTAAACTATCTAGCTCCAGGAACACAGGTTTCAAAACCAGCTTCAAATGTTCCTTATCAGATTTTTCAACAGATAGATAGAGTTGAAAGGCAACTTAGGATTGGAAGTGCTTATCCAGTAACTGATGATAACCAATCTCCACTTAGCTTTGCTACTGGTAGAGGTTTAGAGGAACTTGGTGCATCAATGTCTTTAATGATTAGAGAATATCATACAGTAATGGCAGATGCTATTGAACAGACAGACTCCAAAAGACTTGAATGGGATAATGTTATGTATGGTGGAGAACTAAAACCATTATCAGGATATATGGATAACAAGTTCTATGCAGAGAAATATGATCCAGAGAAAGATATAGGATTTAATTACAAGACACGCAGAGTGTATGGAGCTATGGCTGGTTATGATGAACCACAGAAAATAGTTACAGGTTTGCAATTACTTCAAGCTGGGATTATAGATACACAGACTTTACAAGAGAACCTTGATGGGTTAGATAACATAGTTAGAGTTAATGAACGAATAACTAGAGAGAAAGCAGATAAGGTATTGTTTGATACTTTACTTACACTATCACAACAGGGAGACCAGAGAGCAACATTAGCTATTGTAGAGATACGAAAAAACCCTGGGAATGTAGATAACATTTTAGATAAGTTTTTCACGCCACAAGCACCACAAATGACAGAAGAAGAAATGTCATTTGTTGGAGAAGAAGTAGGTCCAGCTCCTCAAGGACCACCACCAGGAATTGCACAGATGTTGGCAGGAATGGGTGGACAATGAACGAATTAGATAAAATATTTATAGAGATGATTGATCAACACCTTGTTGATGTTGATGATACAGGAGATGATATTCTTCTTGAAGATTTCCTTAAGAAAAGAGTCATTATGGAAAGGATGCCACAACAATTTTTACCAATAGGTTATATGATAATAACTCCAATTATAGAATTTTATGAGGAAGATTATGGCGACCAGATCTTCTAGTAATAAAAAAGTAACCAATAGAAATACTAATGTTCCACCACCAGCAAGGAACTATTCAGATAATACACAGGCAGTTAAAAGAATACCTGGTGTTACTTATGGAGAACAAGATGCTTTGGTTGAGCAACAAAAGATAGCTCCACTTCCTAAAACAGGAACACCAAATGTTCAAGCTACTTCAAGACCTATGCCTAATGTAGATGTATTTGGAGAAACAGAATTTACAAATGAACCTGTTACAGCAGGTTTGCCTTTTGGTCCTGGTGCTAATGGTCCAGTTGATACAGAAAATAAAGGTACAGATATGGTAAAAGATTTCATCTATCAAAGTTGGTTAGCAACTGGAGATGATAGTTTACTTGTGTATTTATAATGGCAACATCAAAATATGATATTCCTCATTTTGTTAATCCTGATAGAAACGACATAACAGAACAACAAGCAGTTAGCCTTAGTCAAATAAATCAAGAAAGTGCATCAGTACCTGAAACTATAATGGTTGAAGCTGCAAAGAACAATGTTGATGAATCAATGGTTCAGCAATTAAATAGTTTTTTTAGTAGATCAAATGAAAGCTCATCTAATAGATTAAAAAATTCTGTCTTTGATTCTTTAGGTATTAATCCTGAAACTGGTGGTTTTACAGAATTAGGAATTAAAGGATTATTTCTTGGGGTAAGAGAGTTGTGGGAACAGTCTTTTCCAAGAGTAGGTAGAGCAATATCTTTATCACAACAAGGTGTAGAAAATCCTTGGAAAAAAGCAAAGGTATCTCCAATGGCTATATGGAACGAAAAAAGAAAAGCTGGGGAAACTATTGATTTAGGAACTGGTTTGTTTGGCGATACTAACCCAGAGAAAACAGATATGTATAAAGAGCTAATAGATAATGGAGTATCCCCTCTTGCAGCAAGACAATATGTTCAAAAAAGACTAGGTAAAAATATTTGGACAGATATTGAAGAAGATTCAAGAAAAGTAAAAATGACAGAGGAAACTGCAAAGGCTTTGGAAGCTAGGGGTAGAGGTGGACAAGCAACATTTGGTCGTGTTATGTGGCAACCACTTCATTTTATTGCAGGTCCAGAGGATAGAGCTTATGACTTTTATACAGGAACAATAGATTTAATTGCTAATTTATTTGATCCTTCATTTTTAATTGGGAAAGGTGTAAAGACATATAAAGCTGGAACAAAGATGTTAGCTCTTAGTGATGAAGCAGCAGCAGGTGTTGGTTTACTAAATGGTTTTGTTAGAAAGTCATTTAGTAAACGAACAGCTAGAGAAGTTATAGAAGGTAAGGAAGGTTTGAAATTAGGAAAGTTTCTTTATGAAAATAGAAAAAATCCTGCTGAAATATTAGAACAATCTAACTTTAGCTTCGTTAATAAATACATTATGAGAAATCAGGAATTAAGTGATGATGTAACAAGGTTTATGCTTGAATTAGAAAACTTAAATGCTAACTCTGTTGAAGAAGGTGGAAAGCTAGTACAGGGATTATTAACAGATAAAGTATTAGCTTCTGTTACTGGTGGTGTTGTACCTGCTTATGGACCAAAGATGAAAAAGTTTGGAAGGTCAAGAACTATGTTAGATACATACTTTGGTACTAGATATGGTAAAAGATTAAGTGCAACCAATCCAGATAACTTATTAGTAAATTACACAAAGTTCTTAAAGCTACTTGATCCAACTGGAAAGAATATAGATAGAAATGCTAGGTTGAGTAAACTTATTAAAGAGTTAGATGCTTTAGAAACAAAAGATCCTTTACTTAGAGGAAGAATACTTATATCAGAAATTACAGAAGATATTGGTTATGTAAGAAAAACAATAGAGGATTCATTAGATGAAAAACAATTAGCTAAAGCTCAACCTTTACTCAAGGCTGTATTTACAAACTTAAAGAAATACACAGAAGAAGTAAGTGAAGAAGTAGGTGGTCTGGCAAGAAAATATACATCTTTAGATAATATGCCTGAAGATGCAGCAAAGGTTTTTAGAAAACATTTCGTAGATAAGGGGTATTCAGATGAAACTATTGAACAAATGTTTAATACTTTTTCTGGCAGACCAATAATTGAAACTATGCTGACACAAGATTTCTATTTACCAGATCCATCTGATGTTGTAAGGCTAGTTAATAATTTAGACAAAAGTATGAAAGGACAATATCTAAATGTATTAGGTATTGTTGGGGAAGGTCCTGCTGGTAGATTCTTAAATAGTTACACCAGTAAGATTTTCAAACCCCTAGTTCTTTTACGACCAGCTTGGACAGTAAGAGTTATAGCAGAGGAGCAGATAAGAGCAATAGCTGATGGTGTTCTTGGTGTATTAGACCACCCAATAGGAGTTATGGCAAGACTTGGATTGATGGATAGCAGACCGAGTTATGCAAAATCTGGTTGGCTAAATAGTGGTAGATTTGAAGTTGGTATCGCTGAAGCTGAATCAAGAGCATTTAATACATTTACAGGGAAAACAGCACGACAAGGTGTTGAGTGGATTCCAGCAAAAAAGTTTGACACTAAAGGAAATGTTGCTAAAGAATGGAAAGAAGGTCAATTTAGAGTAGTAACTAATTATATGGATAG